TACAGAGCGCGCTCGTCGTCGAACAGTAATTGATCGTTCATCAGCCCTTCGAGTTGCGCGGTGCACGTGCCGAGGCAGTCGTCGATATACATCTGCTGCTGTTGTTCAACGTTGTTGAACGTGGCGCGCCCGTATTCGGCCAGCTTGTGCGGCGGGACGCGGTACATCCGGCAGATGTCGAGCACCTGAAATTGCCGGGTTTGTAGGAATTGCGCGTCTTCGTTGGTGATCGCCAGTTTCTCAAAACTCATGCCTTCTTCGAGGATCACGGTCTTAAAGGCGTTCTGCACGCCGCTGTGCGTGTCGCGCCAAGACTCGGCGAGATTGTCGGCGGCTTCTTTACCGATGCGGCCGGGGTGTTTGAGGGCGCCGGCGACTTGCCCGCCCTGGCGGAACAGGACCGCGCCGTGTTGCTGCGCGGCGAGCGCGAGACCGACGACATCCTGCGCGCAGGCGATCGGCGACAGGCCGAGATAGCCGTCGACGCTCATGTTTTTCATGTGGATCATGTCTTCCGGCGGGACCCACACACCGATGCCGATCTGGCGCGCGTTGACGAGGTACCAGGGCATCCCGTCGACGGTCGAAAGCTTCACGGTCACGCGGTCGGGCGTCACCGGGACCAGTTCGACCGGGGCGCCGGTCGGGTCGCGCTGAATGACGACGTAGCTGTTACCGCGCAGGCAATAGGCGGTGAGCACGTAAGACCAGAACTGCCACGAGGTCATCCATCGATTCGGCCGGCGGAATAGCTCGACGAGGGAATGCGTCTTATCGATCACCCAGCCGTCATTCGGGGTCCGGCGGCGGATTTGCAGCGGCAGGCCGGCGATGTCCTCCGACATGCATTTGACGCACCCGTAGACCGCGGCGGATTGCAGCGCGGTAAACGGGGTGACCGGGACGCCGGTATTCGACGCGTAGCCGCCGAGCGCGGCGTATAGGAGCGGTTGCGGGAACGCCATCGAGTTGAGCGAGCCGACGATGTCGCCCTGTTTGGTCTGGGCACCGCCGGTCGAGGTGACGATCGCGGGCTCGATCTTTTGCGGCGCCGGTGAAGATGACGGCTCACCCGTCAGCCAGGACCAGATCCCCATCAGTTCAAGGTGAGCAGACCTCGACTCGAATAGACCGAGGGACCGGGCTCGGTCATGCAGCGCGCAATCGCCATGATGAGCGCGGTCGCGGCGTCGATCTTGTTTTCCGGTCGGGCCTTCCGCGGATAGACGTTGTCGCGCGCGTCGTAATGGCCGACGACGTTGCCGATGCACCAGGTCAACGGCCCGTTGCCGTCGTGCATCAAGCGGCCGGACCGCATCGCGGCGTCGAGTTCCTTGGTCGCCTCGGAAAAATTGGCGGTGGTGGCGCGAAACTCGACGCACGGCACGCGCTGTTCGGTGAGGCGTTGCGCGAGTTGGGTCGAGCCCCACGGATCGTAGGCCAGGGACTCGACGCGGAAGCGGCGGCAGAGGTCGAGGATGTCGTTTTCGATCGTCGTGTAATCGGTTTCGTCGCCGCCGGTGATGACGAGTTCCCCCTCGTCGGCCCAACCGGGATAGCTGGCGTTGCGCGCCTCGATCACCGCGGCTTCGTTGAGGTAGCAGCGGCTAAACGCGGTGTAGGTGACTTTGCCGTTGTCGTCGAAACCGGGGAACACGATCGCGATCGAGGCAAGGTCGGTCTTGCTCGCGAGGTCGAGCGCAAGGTGGCAGCGGCGGTGCTCGAACTGGTCGAGGGTCAGCCCGTGATCGGCGCAGGCATTCCAGGCGCGCATTGAAAACAGGGCTTCGTCGGCGCCGATCCACACATTGAGGTGCCGGGTCCGCGCGGCGGCTTCCTGGGCGGGGTTGTTGCGGGCTTGGCGCATGATGGCGCGGACGGCGTCCGGCTGCACGCTGAGCCCCCACCCCGGATTGGCCTTTACCCAGGTCGCCTCGTCCCACGGGTCGTCGTCGTCATCGATGGAGTAGATCGCGGCGAAAAACCGATCATCTTGCGCACTTTGTTGCAGAAGCCGCAGCCCGTAATCCCAGAGTTGTTTGCCGATGCCCGCGTTGTTGCCGGTGGCGGTCGAGATGCTAAGTAAGAGGGGCTGACTCCTCTTGCCCATCGCGGTGATAAGCGCATCGTAAACCTCGCTGGTACGGTGGGACCCAATCTCGTCGCAGACCGCGCATTGCACGTTGAGCCCGTCGAGCGCCTTCGCGTCGCTCGATATCGGCACAAAGCGCGACGCCGTGTGGTTCTGGAAAATCGAATTCGTCAGCACGCCGACGCCCCATTCGGTCCGCATCTGCTTTGAGCGGCGGACCATGTTTTGAGCGGCGTCAAACAATATCCGCGCTTGGTCGCGGGTGACGGCGGCGGCGTAACCCTCGGCGCCACCCTCGCCCTCGCCAAACGTCGTGTAGAGCGCGACGGGCGCGGCGACGGTGGTCTTGCCGTTGCCCTTGGGAACGAACACGGCGGCTTGGCGGAAGCGGCGGATGTCGGTCCCGGCCTCGACAAAACCGAAGACGTTGGCGAAGACGAATTTCTGCCAATCCATGAGGCGCAGCGGTCGGCCGGCCTCGGGTCCCTTGATGTTCGGCATCGTCGACGCGAACAGCATCGCGCGGTTTGCCAGTTCCGGGCGGAATTCCCAGGGCGCGCCACGGCGGGCGGCGTCGCGATCGCGCAGGAAGCGTTCCGCGGCAAGGCGCGCGTGAATGCTGGCGCGGCGGGGATCGTTGGCGATGGTGTCGGCGTAACGGATCGCGTCATCAACAAACGCGTCAGTCGGACTTGCCACCGGAGACCAGTCTCAGGCGCGACCACGGATCATCGCCCAATTCGGGCGGATCGGGGGTTTGCGGCGGGCCGAGTTGAATGCGCGGGCGGGCGGTCGGGTTGAGCCCGAGGCGGTCGGACGCGGCGAGGATCGTTTTCGCGGTCTTGTCGAGGATGCGGTTATAGGGCGACTCGATCAGCGTCCCGTTTTTGCCCTTGGTGAGCAGTTTCAGTTGCGCGTCGCGGTCGATCAGATCCTGCATCGCGCGGGCGGTGTTGTGGCGATCGGCGGACTCGCAAAGGACGACCATCGCGCGGCGATCGAGTTCCTTGAGCATCCCCGGCGGCGCGGCGGCGGTGGTCTCATTCCAGATCGCGGTTTGCGTGTCGGTGAGGTCGAGCGGCGGATCGCCGAGGTCGGCATCGGGGCGGGGCTCGTGGCGGCGATCGCGGCCGTGCTTGGTGGCGTTAAAGGTCCCTTCGATGCGGTGGCGGATGGTAGGCTTCGCGCGCCGGCCGGCCATTAGGCGGATATCTCGATCGTCCACTCGGCGGTGCGGCGCTGCACGGCGCGCACCATCCCCGGATAGGTGTCGACGAGGCGCCGGATACAGTCGCGCTCCATCGCCTGCGTGCGGTAATCGTGGCACCCGCCCGGCGTCTGCCAGTGGTCGTTGACCCAATAGAGGTACTGCGCGCTGACGACCCCGCCGTCCTCGGCGATCAGGCGGCAGCAAAGCTCGTAATCCTCTTTGACGGGGTAGGTTTCGTCGAACAGGGTCCGCCCGTCGTTGACGATCCCCATACACGACGCGGTGATGTAGGAGCGGAAGCGGAACGGGTAATAGGGGTAGCAACTGCGGGTCGCCCCGTCGGTGCGCAGGCCCCAGGCGCGGTAATGAAGCTGCTCGGTGACTTCAAACAGCTTGGTGAACTCGGCGAGCCATGTCGGTTCGTCGAGGTCGATCCGCATCGAATTGTGCGATAGCAGGCGGTGCCAGCCTTGTTCGCGGACGTCGTCATCGATCATCACGACGCGGCGCGAGCGGGCATGACGCAGAATCCAGTTTCGGGTTGCGGTGATCCCGCGGACCGTATCGGGCACGGCGCGGACGTGACGGGCGCCCGCCTTGCGATAGGCGCGGGCTTCGAGCTTTGGCACGAACACGGTCGCGTGCGGCAGTACGGCGAGCGTCTTGACCTGTCCGGCGCGACCCTTGGAAGGGACCGCGACCAGCATGTCGGTCATGCGGCGGCGGCTTTCGCGCGGCGGCGACGCACGATAGCGCGGCCTCCCCTTCCGGCGCGTTCTAGGGCCTCGTCTGTAAACCCGGCGTGCAGTCTGTC